GGCGGCTATGGAAACGCCGGCGGCTTTGCCAATGGCGGAGAGTGGGGATCCTGGCTTATCCTGATCCTGTTCGTGATGCTGTTTGCAAACGGTGGCGGATGGGGAAACCAGGCGTATGGTGGCAACGGTTCTTTCCCGTGGCTCCTGGCGTCTAATAATCAGGTCGGCGCCGGCGTTCAGGAAGGTTTTAACCAGGCCGCGACGGCTGGCGCCCTTGCTGGAATTCAGAGCGGGATGAATGCGGGCTTTGCGAATGCTGAAGTTGCCGCCTGTGGCCGTGCCGCTGACGCGATGCGCACTGCGTACGAAAACCAGATTGCCGCTATGAACCAGAACTTTGCGAACACGCAGGCCGTTGACGGTCGCCTTGATGCGATTTCCGCTGCGCTTGCGTCGTGCTGCTGTCAGCAGCAGTCCGCAACGCAGGACGTGAAGTACACGATTGCGACGGAAGCTGCGGCGACACGTGCTTCTGGCAAGGAAAACACACAGACAATCATGGACAAGCTTTGCGCCCTGGAGCTTGACGGCGTGAAGGCTCAGCTTGCTGCTGAACGCCGCGAGAACGACAACCTGCGGAGCCAGATCTCCGCCCTTTCCACTAGAGCCGAAGTGGCGCAGCAGACGGCTGCCCTGAAGGAAGACAATGCGGCGCAGACTGCGGCGTTAATCAATAGGATTTCGCCGTTTCCCGTGCCTGCGTACACTGTGAGTAACCCGTTCGGGGGCTGTCCGTGTAACTCCGGCTATGGCTCCGGCAGTGGTTGCTAGGGGGTGCAGATATGGAATTGACGGCTGTTAACGATCAGATTGTTCAGCCTGGGCAGGACGTAGTTTTCACGGTTGTCTCTGTTCCTGGTCTGGAGGATCTGGTACGGCATCGGCTAGGATCCGGGAACATTTTGTTTTCTGGAAACGTCGGCGGCTGCCGCTGTCGCAGAACCGTTGTCTATCCCGTAGACTTTGGCGCAAATATCGCCGTCCCTGACGGAGAAGCGGTGGCGCCGGTTTCCCTGGCGTTGGTCGTTGACGGGTCCGTACTTCCGGCATCTACCATGACCGTGACGCCTGCTGCCGCTGGCGATTTTTACAACGTATCGCGGCAGATTGGCGTTCCTGTGTGGCGCGGATGCTGTGAAACTGTCGCCGTAAGAAATGTCGGCACTGGTCCCGTTACTGTACGGCAGGCGACAATCGACATTGACGCTCCGGGGAGGTGATAGCGTGGAGCATATGGATAAGCTTTGCGAAGTGCTCGAAAGAGAGCTTGACGCAGCGACGGAAGAAGCGGTCAAGACTGGCGTAAGCGAAAAGATGCTGAACTATATCGACAAGCTGGCGCACAGTCTGAAAAGCGTTAAGACGATCGAAGCGATGGAAGGAGGCTATAGTAGTGAAAACGGCTATAGCGGCTATCATTACTACGATCGGGGGAATTCCTACGCCAGAAGACGTGACGCAAACGGACGATATAGCCGGCAGAGCTTCGCCGACCGCCTGGAGCGGATGTCCGAAGAAGCGCCTGACGAAGAAACGCGCGCAGCAATGCGCCGGATGTTGGACAACATGAGATAAATTATGCCTACACAACGCGAACTAGAAAAAGCAATCGAAGATCTTTTAGACGCTTCAAGCAGTTACAAGACGTGTGAAAAACTCGCCGTCCTTATGTATCTTCGGTCGGTCCTCTTTCCCGATACGGACCACGAAGAAAGCAAAAAATCTTTAGAAAGGAATCCTCCTAAAAGAAGTGCGAGTATGTTGGCTGGTGATGAAGTCGTAACAACAAGCGGCGGCAGCGAGTTTCTCTCCGTCTGTGATGGCGTCAAAACGTCGTTTCTCCTGTTGGTCTTCGATGATCTTATGTCCGCGTTGTCGGTATACAATCCCAGGCTGTACACGGCGACTTTGGAAAAACTAAAGAGCAAAAAATAAAATTCCGCCTATTTTGATACTATCCTGATGGATAGGCACAAAATAGGCGAAATTCTCTTTTTCACAAGTATTCAACAGTCAATATTCTATCTTTGCTAATCGTGATTTCCCTTACGATCGATCTCCATAAAAGGCGCTTTTCTTGTGGCGTGAGCACATGATACGTCTTTTCCCATCCGTTCGCTGTAAAGTACGCCAGGAATTGTGCGCCCGGCTGCTTCTCTCCTGGGTCGTCTGGCTGCGTCTCTTCTATAGCTTCTAAAGACGAAACGATTTTTTCTTTTTCCTGCTTGTATTCGTCAAGCGTCATTAGCTCTGACAAATAGAGGTCCTTCAAACGCTCTAAACGCCGTTTTAAGCGCTCTTTTTCGCTCTGGCGTGTATCTTTACGCTTATTCGCTTTTGGCGTCTCTACAAGCCGAATATCGGCCTTGTTTGCCGTCTCTCGTATACTGTCAAGCAAGAATTTTTCAATATCCTTTTCCCTGATCGCGTTTGCGTTCGGGCATCTCTTGTACATATCGTGTATCGGGCACTTGTACGTCGGGGTTTTTGCGTGACTGCGCCCGCCCCTGAATCTGCGCCCGCATTCCGCACACACAAGCAAGCCAGAAAAGATGTAAATTGTCTTTGCGTCTGACCTGCTTCCCGCCCTCAGTTGGTTCTGTGCCGCCGTGTAGATGTCGTCTGGTACGATCTGCGGGCAGTAATCGTTGACAACAACGCCTGCATTTGTCGTGTATATGCCTGCGTACTTTTCTTGTTGTAACATCTTTTTTATTGATAGAGCCGTTCTTGTCAATCCGTGCCGTTCTGCTTCCCTGGTGGCGTCGGCAATGGAGCCCGTCTTTGCGTACACTTCAAATATCGCTTTCACGATTTCTGCCCGTTCCGGCACTATAACGAGGCGCTTGTCCGCTATCTTGTAACCGTACGGAACTTTCCCGCTGACTGCTTCGCCGCGTTGCGCCTTGTAGTCCATAACCTGCCGAATCCTGGCGCCAGTGTTTTCTGCTTCGAACTGTGCGATTGATAGCATCTGGTTCACGATCAGGCGCCCCGCCGGTGTTGTGGTGTCGTAGATCGGTTCCCAGATTGCTAACCATCCGACCTTATGTCGGTCTAGAAGCTCCTGCGTGTTGATATAGTGGCGGATCGATCTAAACCACCTATCAAGCTTCGTAAAGATGATTACGTCAATCTTTCCTGACCTGACGTCATCAAGGAGCCTTTGCAATTCGTCTCGGTCAATCTTGCGCCCGCTTACTCCGTCGTCAATATATTCCCCCGCTATCGTTACGTCGTCGTGCTCCGCTGCGTACTTGCGCAGGGCTGACATTTGCGCCGGGATACTATCGCCTTCTTTTGCCTGCCTGTCTGTTGAGACCCTGGCGTATAACGCCGCCCGTATCATGCCTGCCGCCTTCCTGATCCTTCGGACAGACGGAGCAAGATATCCGTGACCATGGCTATATCGTGGTCGGAAGCGTTGAGGGCAGCAGCTAAAAGCATCCTGATGTATGGCGATTCTGCATTAGCCGCTTCATCCACTTGTTTCTCGTTCATACTGTAGATCTCTTCTTCAACTGCTGCCGGAACACTTGATTTGTCAGATAAAGAGTCCGGCTTTTGCTGATCTCCTGTCAATCCTAGTAAATAATCGGGTGACAATTTGACAATTTCTGCAATCTTTTTGAGCTTTGGCAATGACGGCGACGTTTTGCCGCTTTTCCAGTCTGAGAAGTATGTCCGGCTGACGCCTATCAATCGCGCAACGTCTGCGTCACGCATCATCAGCTTTTGCCGTGCTTCTGCGTATCTTTGATACGCCTGCCGCTTCGCTTCCGCCTGGGGTCCCTCTGGGAGATCTTTAATCATATCCTGTTCTCCTTCCGTTCAATAAACGCACAATAAAGAATTGAAAAGTCAGTATTTGTTAGTTGACAATTCAGAAATCAGTGCTATACTGTAATCAAGACGCGAGGTTATTATACCACACGGAAGGAACATTGACAATAGAATAGAAAGGGGGACTGCCGATGATCACGTACAAAAGATATCGTCAACTCGCCGATCAGTCAGGGATGACCGACTACAAGGTCGCAAAGTTGGCCGGCTTCAGGTCTAGTAAGTTGTCGGATTGGAAAGCCGGGCGATACTGTCCCAAAACTGACACGATTTACAAGATCTGTCAGGTGATAGGGGCGGATCTGGAGGAGATGTATGGATATGGAGAGATGGGCGGCGGCCTGGGCAGTGATAATCGCTGACCGGGACGGTGCGGAAGTCGCAGAAGCTGAGGAGGAAAGAACGGCATGATCAAATTTCGTTCGATCGGTCATACGAAACCCCGCATGACCGAGGCTGAACGCATGGAAGAGCGCTTCCTGCGCGAAGCCGAAGAGGACATGATGGGCAGAATGAAAGGAATTCTGCTCATGCTGATAGGCGCAACGCTTATCAGCGTCGTCTTCCTGGTGATGGAAATGACCGGGATTTAGGAAGAAGGAGGAGACATATTATGTGGATCAAGGTTAATTCTAGTCGTGCAGACATGGCGAAAAACCTGTCTGCGCTGTGTACCCGGGTTGACAAGCAGGGTGTTCTGTTTGAGCACATGGCACTCGATCTTATGATTGAGCTGAACCGTGGGCTCATGCAGTTCAATCCCTACTACTACGTAGGGGTTGGAGTTGCGCCCCACATCATTGAATATCTCCTGGACGGAGAGTTCAAGATGTATAAGATGGCGGCGGAAATTGCCGGCGCATATGGCGCCTACCTGGCGGGCGAGATCGATGCAGAACCCGACGATCTCGAAGAGGTGGAACCCGAAGACATGGAACCAGAAGACATGGGCGACTAAATAGCCGCCCACAAAAAGTTAGGAGGGAAACACATGGAACTCAAATTCAGAACACTGCGGGCGGACGAAATCGACGTCCGCATCGCACAGGTCAAAGAGAGCGGCCTTCAGGCGCTCCTGTACAAGGACGCCCGGGCCGACATGACGCTTCTGGACGAAGCTGTGGGACCGATGAATTGGCAACGGTCCCATAGCCGGGACAACGCAAACTGTGTCGTCTCGATATGGGACGACGAAAAGAAGTGCTGGGTATCAAAAGAAGATACCGGCACGGAAAGTAACACAGAGAAGGAAAAGGGCCTTGCGTCCGATTCCTTCAAGCGCGCCTGCACGAACTGGGGCTGTGGGCGTGAGCTGTACACCGCCCCGTTCATCTGGATCCCTGCCGGATCCTGCAACATCCGGCAGATAAATAATGGGCGGTATTCATGTTATGACCGCTTTCACGTGTCCGAAATAGGATACGATGACAAGCGGAATATTAACAGATTGGTCATTGTCAATGACCGTAACATCGTTTGCTATTCCTACGGAGTAGCAAAGGCGAAGGCGCAGTCTGAAGCGTCGGCAACAATCGCCGACGTTCGGACGATGTGCGGGAAGCTCGGATACAAGCCCGAGATGGTGTTTCCGAGCTTCCCGAATTTAACCCCCGAACAGATCAAAATCGGGGCGCAGAAGCTTCGGGAAGCGATGATCAAGCGCGGGATCGCTTGATCAAGTGATCGGGCGGGTCGGTTGTCCGGCTCGCCTTATTTAATGCCCAGAAAAGGGCGAAGGAGGTTTTTTTTATGAACAAGGTTATTCTCATGGGGCGTCTGACCCGTGACCCGGACATCCGGCGAACGGGAGAAACCGCCGTCGCAAGATACACTCTTGCGGTTGATCGGCGGTTTCGGCAGCAGGACGGGCAGCAGACGGCGGATTTTATCGGCTGCGTTGCTTTCGGAAAGTCCGCTGAATTTGCGGAGCACTATCTTCGCCAGGGAACGAAGATAGCTGTAACGGGGAGAATTCAGACCGGCAGCTATACTAACCGGGACGGGATGAAGGTATACACGACCGATGTTATCGTGGAAGACCAGGAGTTTGCCGAAAGCAAACGGGCGGCTGGCGAAAGCCAGACCACCATCCGCCCGAACGGTACGGAAACGGGAACGGAACGCCAGCCGGCACGGCTGGGGACTGGCGATTTGTGGCAGGACGCCGGATCTGATCTGCCCTTCGATATGGAGGGGCTGCCATTCAACTAGAAAAAAAATAAAGCTCGCCTTATTGGCGGGCTTTTTTGCGAGGTGAAATAATGGGAAAGTATCAAAGGGACAAAGGTAAACGATACGAACGGGAAGTCGCGGCGCTTTTCCGTGAACACGGCTTCGACTGCAAGCGAACAGCCCAGGTGTGCGGACGCACTGGAGAAGCTGCCGACGTGATCGGCGCTCCTGGCTTGCATCTTGAATGTAAGCGCCAGGAAACAATGCGCCTTTACGATTGGATGGATCAAGCAAAACGGGACTCTGCCGGCAACGGTAAGCTCCCCGTCGTCATCCATCGGAAGTCAAACGCCGAAACGCTCGTCACGATGACGTTTGACGACTGGATCAAGATATATTCAGAATATGCAAACGGAATGAAATAATATGAATTGTTTACGCTGCCGATTATCTTGCACACGTGCGCAATAAATTGGTGACGCGACTATAAGCTTACGGCATGCTTAAATAAGCTTAAATAAGCTTAAAAAGGCTTATAAGCTTCTTTAAGCCTGTTGAAGTAGGCTTATAAGCTTATTGAAGTAGGCTTATAAGCTTTTGCCGGAGGCTTATAAGCTTGCTGAAGTAGGCTTATAAGCTTCTGCGGGAGGCTTATAAGCTTGCTGAAGTAGGCTTATAAGCTTCCGTAACCAAAGAGAAAGAGAAAGAGAAAGAAAAAGGGAAAGAGAAAGAGAAAGAAAAAGAGCAGGCTTACTTCGGAAGCCTGCGTTTCTCTCTCCATCAAAAAACGCCCTGGAAAGTACAACGTATAAATTCAATTCAAAATCATACAACATTAAAACACCTAACAAGTTAGATCTGAAACGGAAAAACCAGTTGACAAGTCAGATATCAGTGCTATAATTGAACTAGGAAAGGAAAAAAATAAAAAAAAGAAAGGGGACCACAAAAAAAATGAAAGCTGAATACAAGGAGTTGGAAAGCTTCACTTTTTACAGAAGCTATTACAACTCGCTGCTCCGGGTGGGTGACAATGCGACGATCGGAAAAATCGTCCTGGCAATCGCCCGGTATGCCTTGGAAGGTGAGGAGCCTTCCGGGCTTGATGTCCTGGGCGAAGTGCTCTTCGAAAGCATCCGCCCGAACATCGATGCTTCTAACCGGCGTAAGCTCGGCGGGAAGCGCGGGGGTGAAATCTCCCGCAAGGGGCCTAGAACGTCGCAGGACGCCCAGGAAGGCCCCGAAACGGTGGAGGACGACAAATTCTCCACTGACAAGAAAATAATGGATAAAATGTCCGGTTTCGAGGCGATGCGGGCAGATGAAGGTTCCCCCGTATCGCCGAAAGAAAGAAGAGCCCTTCTGAAGCGTCTTCAAGACGTTTCCGGCGGGGACGTTGAAAAGGCGGCAGCGCTGATCGACGAAGCGATCGATCGGCGTTGGAAGACCTTTTTCGACGTCGACAAGAAGAAGGGGCGTGTGACCTCATATGAAGAATGGGGGTCCGCGTGATGACTAGAGACGAAGTAAGAAGCCTTTTTCAGGCGATGGCGCTTGTTTACCATCTGCCTGAAGGGGCAAAAGAAAACAAGTCCGAGACGCTGGACTTGTGGGCGGCTCTGCTGTCCGAATACCAGGCTCCGATGATATTTGCGGCGCTGAAGGCGTATATGCTTACTGATACGCCTTTCGCGCCGACGCCCGGACAGCTTATCGGGATGATAAGCAAGGCGGGCAGCAGCGGAGACGAAGCGCTGACGGCCTGGGAAGCCGTTCGGCGGGCAATCCGCAACGGCACATACGGAGCCGAAGCGGAATTCGACAGACTGCCGGAAGATGTGCAGCGGGCGGTTGGAAGCCCGGCGCAAATACGCGCCTGGGCGCTTGATGATAGCGACGGCCTTGAAACGGTCATCGCTAGTCAATTCATCAAGTCTTATCGCGCACAGAAAGAACGCGCGGAAAGAATGGCGGGAATTCCCGCAAACGTTCGCGAGCTCCTGGCTCAGGGGGCCGCAATGTTGGAACGAAAGGGGACGAAATGTATAGAGAAAACTGTATCCTAGTGAAAACGCCCATCATGTACCAGGGCGGGCGGATTGAAGAATTGAAAAAGGCGAGTATCCTCGGGGAATATCCCCGGGGATACTACCTGGAGATCTGGCACACGCCGAAAGGCGGTGCGCCGGTCCGCCTTCACCGCTGGCTTTCTCGTCATGAGAAGGCACTGGCGGAAGCGGAGAACCGTGTGCCGGAATGCTAACAAAAAAGAATGCTAACAAAAAAGTTAGCAAAACCGCTGACAAACATTGACAAGTCAGCGGCTTTTTTGTATAATGAGTATGGGTTCGGAAACCTCCTAACAAAGTTTTTGTCGTTGGGCGGCGGATGCTGCACTACTCCTCATCGCCGCCGCCTGACGAGGCAGCAAGTGCCGGGTAACCGGTTTCCCATAGAGTGTGTCTCCTTTCCTTTTATCGCTTGCCGGTGCGTTAACCGGCATTTTTTATATAAGCAATCACGCAAATATAGGCGTATCAATTATACTAAAACAAGAAGGGCGAGAAATGGTAATAAAGACATTCCGGAAGGCACGGATTGAAGAGCTCAAGCCATACGACAACAACCCCAGGCTGAATGAGGAAGCCGTGCACGACGTGGCGGAAAGTATGAAGCAATGCGGGGACCTGGACCCGATCGAAGTTGACGAAAACGGCGTGATACTGTCCGGACATACCCGATACCTGGCTATGCGGAGCCTGGGTATCGAAGAAGCGGATATCGTGCAGTATGAAGGGCTGACGGAAGAACAAAAACGGAAGTATCGGATACTTGCCAATAAGACCGGCGAAAAAGCGGCCTGGGACTTCGAAAAGCTTAAGGCAGAAATCGAAGGGCTGGACTTTTCCGACTTTGATTTTGATTTTGACTTTGACTTGCCGCAAGGTGAAGGGGAAATCGAAAGCCTGGCAGGAATAAGAGAAGCGTCGGCGCCTGGGAATGTGAAAACCGTATGCAAGGCCGGCGACGTCTGGGTGCTTGGCCGGCATCGTCTTATCTGTGGGGACAGCACGGACGAAGCTGTGATCGGTCGCTTGATGTGCGGGCGGCTCTCTGATCTATGCGTGACGGATCCGCCATACGGCGTAGATTACGCAAGCAAAAACGAAGCGCTTAACGCTGCGTGCAAAGGGAACAGCATACAGGATCCGATCAAAAACGACGGACTGGCGGAAGAAGATTTTGGCGTCTTCCTGGAACGGAGCATGAACCGTATTTATGACGCACTAAAGCCGGGCGGGGCACTGTATGTCTGGGCGCCGCCGGGAGCATTGCTGGAAGACTTTCAGCGCGCAATGCGTGAAGCTGGGATTACGCCCCGGCAAACTCTGACCTGGGTAAAAAACAATATAGTACTTGGCAGAATGGACTATCAGTGGCGGCAGGAGCCCTGTCTTTACGGATGGAAAGAAGGCGCCGGTCATTACTTCGTGAAATCACGGCGGCAGCAGTCTGTACTGCCTGACGAAGAAGAACTTGACACGATGGACCGGGCACAGCTTGTAAAGCTGTTCCGGGACTTGCGCGAAATCGTATATAGGGACATCGAAACGGACGTGATAGAAGAGCCTAAGCCGCAGTCTTCTAAGTTGCATCCGACAACAAAGCCCGTGCGCCTGATATCCCGCCTGATACGCAATTCTTCACGGGTCGGCGAATTGGTGCTTGATGTTTTCGGCGGAAGCGGAACGACGCTAATTGCTGCGGAGCAGATGGGCAGAATGTGCTATATGTGCGAACTAGACGAGCACTACTGCGACGTCATTATAGGGCGCTGGGAAGAACTGACAGGACGGAAGGCCGAACGCCTGGAGGGCTAAAAATGGCGCATATTGATATCAAAGAGTGGCTGAACAAAGACAACTTGGACCGGCTGACCGGGTGGGCGCGTGACGGGCTGACAATGGCGGAAATTGCCGGCAACGTCGGCGTTACTTCTCGGACGCTTCAACGGTGGCAGAACCTGCAACCGGAAATCAAGGAAGCATTGCGCAAGGGAAAAGAGCCGGCTGACGTGCGGGTAGAAAACGAACTATACCGGGCTGCGATTGGGTATAAGTACACCGTGAAAAAGCCGATAAAGATCCGCACGGAAAAGACGTTAGAAGGCAAAGGTAAGATCATCGAGGAACGAATAGAATTTGTTGACGAAGAATTCTACGTTCCGGGGAACCAGACGGCTCAAATCTTCTGGCTGAAGAACCGGAAACCGGAAAAATGGCGCGATAAGCAAGTAATTGAGACGCAGGCAGACGGGAAGCTGTCAGAACTGATCGCCGGGCTGAAAGAGCCAGTGTCGCCGGATGATGAACGATGATATACACGGCTAAACAGCGAGCCCTTATGGACTTGTGGCAAAAGAACAAGTTAAAAAGAATAAATCTCCTGGAGGGCTCTGTGTCATCCGGAAAGACGTGGGTTTCTCTGGTGTTGTGGGCGTTCTGGGTGAACTGCATGCCCGCCGATGCGGACAGCCTGTACCTCATGACGGCGAGGAGCCTGACGACCCTAAAAAGAAACTGCCTAATCCCTCTTGAGTCGCTGGTGGGAAGGAGAAATTTCGTTTTTTCCTTGAATCAAAAAGAGGGATACCTTTTCGGGCGACGCATACTGCTTGAAGGCGGAAACGACGCACAATCCGAAGCAAAGATCCGAGGCTTGACTTTGCAAGGGGCTTATCTGGACGAAGTGACGAAGCTCCCGAAAGACTACTTTATCATGCTTTTATCACGTCTCCGTAAACCTGGAGCGAAGCTGATTGGTACTACCAATCCGGACAGCCCGGCGCACTGGCTGAAAAAGGAGTATATCGACAGATCGGACGAACTGGACTTGTTGGACGTACGATTCACACTGCAGGATAATACGTCGCTGGAAAAAGAATATGTAGAAGCCGTGACGAAGGAGTATACTGGCGTATACTACAAGCGTTTTATTCTGGGGGAATGGGTGCTTGCCGAAGGCATTATCTATCCTGAATATCAGAACGCCGTCTGTAACGCGCCAGAATGGCCTAAAACGGGCCAGAAGATAGAAAGATGTATAAGTGTAGACTACGGAACACAAAACGCCTTTGCGGGTCTATTTTGGGCAAAATTGGGCGGGGTGTGGTATGTGGCCGATGAGTATTATTACTCTGGACACGATACCGGACGGCAAAAGACGGATCAGGAATACCTGGAGGAGCTTGATGCGTGGGCGGATACCTGCCTTAAAAACACCGGCGGGAAACCAGGAGAACGGCTGGAAGTAGTGATAGACCCGTCGGCGGCGTCCTTTATCGAAGCGCTGAAAAGGGATAACCGCTGGAAAACAATCAAAGCAAAGAACGATGTGCTGGACGGCATCCGGGACACGGGAACGGCGATGCACAACGGATTGATCAAAATTTGCAAGGGCTGCGACAGCCTGCTTGACGAGCTGGCCGGGTACGCCTGGGACCCGAAGGCGGAAAGCAAAGACGCGCCTATAAAAGTGAGAGACCACGCCTGCGATGCTCTGCGGTATTTTGTCCGCACGAAGAAAATTGTAAAGCGGGCGGAAGAAAAGTATAAGCCGGTGATCTATAAAACCGGGATAGGGGGCTAAATGGTTACATATCAGGATCTTTTGAAAGTAGGGCAATCGGAAGAAGCAAGGAAGGATTTCGTGCTGTATGTAATCCGTAAGCACAAAGCAAGCCAGGCATACAAGACCGCAATCATAGCGGACGAGTACGACCGACGGCGCAACCGCACTATTGTGCAGTTTCAGAAGCTGCTGTACGACATCAGCGGGCGTGCGATACCGGATAACTACTCCGCAAACTACAAGCTGTGCAGCGGTTTCTTTCACCGCTTCGTAACTCAGCAGAATCAGTATCTCCTGGGGAACGGTGTTAGCTGGGGAAAACCTGAAACGGCGGAAAAGCTCGGGGCAGGTTTCGATCATGCCTTGCAATCCGCCGGGCGCAAGGCGATTGTCGGCGGACAGAGCTTCGGCTTCTGGAATTACGACCATATGGACGTATTCGGACTTGACGAACTGGCGCCGCTTTACGATGAAGCGACGGGCGGGCTTGCTGCTGCCGTGCGCTTTTATCAGATCGACAGCGATAAGCCGTTACGTGCGACGCTGTACGAAAAGGACGGTTACACGGATTATCTTTGGGCGAAGAACCACATGGACGGGGAGATTGTATCCGAAAAAAGACCGTATGTCCTGACGCTGGCTAGAAGCGCCGTAGACGGCGTTGAGATTTTAGACGGTAGAAATTACGCTGACTTCCCGATAGTGCCCTTGTACGCCAATTTACACAAGCAGAGCGAGCTTGTAGGAATGCAGGAGCAGATCGATGCGTATGACCTGATTAGATCCGGGTATTGTAACACGATAGACGAAGCAAGCTTTATCTACTGGGCGATACAAAATGCAGGAGGAATGGGCGACATAGACCTTGTAAAATTCGTGGAGCGCATGAAGACGTTACACGCCGGACTGGTGGAAGATTCCGAAGCAAAGGCGGAGCCGCATCAGCTTGAAGCCCCGTATCAAGGGCGAGAGGCACTGCTCGACCGTCTGGAAAAAGACATGTACCGGGATTATATGGCGCTGAATACGGACGACATCAAGGGCGGAGCGGTGACGGCAACGCAGATCAGGGCTGCGTATGAACCGATGAATAGCAAGGCGGACGAATACGAGTATTGTATAGACGAATTTCTTGCTGGAATTCTGCAGCTTGCCGGAATAGAAGATACCCCGTCGTTTGTACGATCCGTGCTTGTCAACACGCAGGAAGAAATCAGCGCGCTTGTCTCTGCGTCCTCTTATCTGTCTTCGTCATACTTGACCCGGCGAATTCTGACGCTTTTAGGCGACGGGGACAAGGCGGAGGAAGTGCTGGCGGAAATTGACGGGGAAGACTTAGACCGGATAGGCGGTGAGTAATTATGGCGGACCCGGCACACGAATTGACGGAAAAAGAGCTTGCTTCGATGGAAAGACGCGTGCATCGTGTGTATGCGGAAGCATCGAAAGAAGCGGCTAAAAAGCTATCGGACTTTTTGGAAAAATTCGAAAAAGAGGACAACGAAAAGAAACGCATGGCCCTGGAGGGGAAAATAACCCAGGAGGCCTGGCTGGAATGGCGGAAGGGGCGTCTGCTGACCGGTAAGCACTGGACGGAAATTATGAACACTCTGTCCGAAGATATGCACCGAAGCAAGCAGATCGCCCGAAGCATCATCGGCGAACATCTGCCGGAAGTGTACGCAATCAATCATGACTATTCTTACTACCAGACGAACGCCGACGGGCTCGGGGCGTCGTTTACTCTGTACGACCGCCGGACGGTGGAGAAGCTGATCAGCGAAAAGAAGCTTGAACTGCTGCCCGGGCAAACGGAAGCGGAAAAGGAAAGAAGACGCCGTAAGGATATCGTATGGAACCGGAACCACATACAAAACGCACTGACGCAGGGAATACTGATCGGGGACAGCGTGCCGCATCTGGCAAGACGTCTTCGGGAAGTCGCCGTTATGAACCGTAACGCATCGATCCGTTACGCACGCACAATGACAACCAACGTGCAAAACGCCGGGCGATATGATGGTTATAGGGACCTGCAGGCGCAGGGCGTCCCTCTTACGCTGGAATGGGCGGCAACGCTGGACGGCAGGACACGTCACGAACACAGAATGATGCACGGTCAAAGACGCAAAGTGGGAGAGCCGTTCGTTCTTGACGGGATCAAAATCTTGTATCCCGCCCAGGCGTCAGGAGAAGGGGCGTCCGATATCCCGCAAAGGATGATCTGGAACTGCCGTTGTACAATCCTGGCATGGGTCGCAGGTCACGAACACGACACACGGCGGACAAGTGACGACGTGCACGATTTCGAAGCATGGCGGAACGCTGGCCTGAAACGTCAAACGCCGAAGAAAAAGAAAACGGAAAGCCAGGGGCAGCAGGAGCCGCAAAAGGAAAAGAAGCCGAAGCAGGAGAAGCAGAAGAAGCAATCTAAGCCGGAAAGCCTGGAGGTGATCGAACGTGAAAACGCAACTGTTTTATCGCTGCGTGTGGACGGAGTGGAAAGCAACCCGTGCAAGCGCCTTGAAAAGCCGTTGACGGAAGAAGAGATCATTGACAAGATCAGCGGCGGCGATATGACAACAGGGAGCTGCGCATCTGCTGCCCTTGCATACGCCGGAAATGTAGCCGGGTATGATATAAGGGACTTCCGGGGCGGAAAAAGCATGAATTACTTCTCGCGCAGACCGAATTCCTTCGCTATGTATAACACGCTCGGGGTAGAAGTGGCGAAAGAAAAGGGAACCAACGAACAGAAGACGGCAGAAGCGCTGTTAAAGACAATGCTTCCGGGGCATGAGTACATTCTGTATGCGGGGCGTCATGCTTCCGGCGTTCGGCTGTTTGACGGGCGTTATCAGTATCTCGAATTGCAACACCCTATGAAAGAACTTAACGGGTGGACCGACTTTTCGGACCGTATCGCCGAAACGCTGAAGCAACGTTTCGGTTGTCGGCGAAGCAGGACAATCTACGGAACGAAAATAGAATCGACAAGCGCCCTGGTGGATATAAAAGACCTGCAGGGCGATGACTTCGCAAGCATACTGAACTATATAAACACGCCTGAGAGCGAACAAAAAAAGAGCGAATGGGGGTCGCTGCGGTAATGTGGACGAAGATTCCGAAGTACAATATCTGGGAATGGTACGAGCCGGGTGTTGATGGTATTTGGAGATATAGTTTCGATGGCGGAAAGACGGAATTCTACTTTTTCCGCGATTATCCGCAAAAGCTGACGGAAAAGCAGCGGAAGCTATTTGCGAAGGCTTACCCGCTTCTGGCGGAAATTTTCGGAAGGGTGAACGATGAAGAAAGATAAAGAAGCAGCAACACGATTCGCAGAAAGTGTAATCGGGACCGTGTGGGAAACGGCGTTTATCAGCTGCATACATAGCGCATTGACTGACTGCCGGCGAGAAGGGGTAGAGGACGGCTGGGAAATCGCAAGGCGTGTGTATTGCCGAATTATGGATCTGGAAGGGTAGAAGATGGACATAAAGTTTTCATTGACTGATAATTCTGGTGAAGTGCTGGATGAACTGCACAAGGGGATGAAGACGGCGCTGGAAGCTGTTGGCGTGCAAGCTGTGTCAAATGCAAAAGACGCCCTGCATGATTCACCAAAGCGAATAGATACCGGACTTTTAAGAAACTCCATAGCGTACGCCCTGGATGGGGAAGCCCCGTCAATCAGCAGGTACACGGCGGACAAGCCGCGCGCCGGAAAGACGGAAAAAGAGAGCGGAACGTATGGCGGGACGCTGCCCGCCGAAAGAGGGGAAGACCTGCGGGCGGTTTACATCGGGACGAACGTAGAATATGCCCAGCACGTCCACGAAGGAACGAAGCGAATGGCGCCGAATCGCTTCCTGAAGAAGGCGGCGGAAAGCTATTCAAGCGAATACAAGGCGATCATCGAAGAAATTCTTGGCGGGAAATAACCCGCCTTTTTTATGTCGTTTTCTGCGGTGGGCAGCAGGCGGTGTCACAGCTATAGTTGTTATAAAAAACGACGGTATATCACAACTATAGCTGTGACGATTTCTCGGGGAAAAATATCACAGCTATAGGTGTGATATTAGTAAACACAAGGGATCACAGCTATAGGTGTGACAAAAATTCGCGGAAGTATCACAGCTATAGGTGTGATAAAAATTCGCGGAAGTATCACAGCTATAGGTGTGATAAAATCGGCGAAAAACTGTCACAGCTATAGGTGTGATACTATAAAAGGGGCTTGATCACAGCTATAGGTGTGATAAGAAAGCTTCACGCCGTTTCCCGAAACGACGGAAAACGACAAAAAACGACGGTGAAAACGACGGCAAAGACCGCATAAACACTACGGAAACGACGAAAGCAAAAATGTGCTTCCCGTAATATGTATACGGAAAGGCAAATATCAATTTTCTTCCCGTAATATGTAAACGGGAAGAAAAAGACCGGATTTTGAATGCCGGGGTTTTTCTTCCCGTTTTCTTGAAGAAACGACGAACAAATGACGACAAGGGAAAGGGCTAAAAAATCTCGAATCGAGATTTTTTTCGATGGGTGGTCCTTACGATCTGGGATTAACAAAAACGAACGAAAGATGATTTTTCAGTTGACTAATACGGAAAACAGAGCTATAATAAAGACAACAAAAGAGCCGCAAGACGGCAGAAGGGAGACAAAAGATGAACAAAGAAATGGTGTTTGAAGACGAAGAACTGATTTACATTCTCAGAATGGAGGGCTGCGGTATGGTCGGGTATGCATACCGCGAAGACAACATGGAGCCCGACGAAGACGAAGCCGTCCCCGTCTGGCTCATAGACTAAGGAAAAAAAATCAGAAAGCCGGGCTGAAAAGCCCGGTTTTTTCTTGCAAAAATTTACAATTCCCTTGCATATCACGCCGTGAGTGTGGTATAATAAACTTGCAAACTTCTAAGAATGAGGTGCGAAGATGGAAAAAGAAAAGCGAGTCTGCTGCCCTTGCGGTAAACTGCTTGCAATCGCCCATAGCGGTAAGGTGTATGTCAAATGCCGAAGTTGCAAGCGGGTTATCGCAGTAGCGGACATAGCAGCCGGGAAGAACGCCGGCGACATATACACGGCGGAAGAAAACGCCGCAAAAGTCCCTGAAGGACAGGAGGAGGATTAGATGGCACTGACCAGAAAATTCCTGGCTGCTCTCGGTATCGAGGAAGCCAAAGTGGACGAAATCATCGCCGCGCATAGCGAGACGGTGGACGCGCTGAAGAAGGAGCGCGATGGGTACAAGGCGGATGCGGACAAGCTCGGGGAGGTTCAGAAGGAACTGGACAGCCTGAAGCTGGCAAACGAAAAAGACCCGTACAAAGTCAAGTATGAAGCCGTCAAGGAGGATTTTGACAACTTCAAGAAGGAAACCGAAGCGAAGCAGGCTGCGGATGCTAAAGAAAAGGCATACAGAGCTATGCTGCAGAAGATCGGCGTTGCCGATAAGCGGCTTGATGCTGTGATGCGTGTAACCGATCTGAGCAAGGTGGAACTTGACGACAAAGGGGAACTTAAGGACGCTGAAACCCTGGAAAAGTCCGCAGGCACTGAGTGGGCCGACTTCATCGTGAAGAAGACCGAGAAGGGGGCTGAAACGGACAAGCCGCCCGCAAAAAACGGCGGCGGCACGATGACCAAAGCGGACATCATGAAAATATCCGACCGGGCGGAACGCCGCAAGGCGATGCTAGACCATCCGGAGGCGTTTTCTCAGTTGTCCGACCTTAAAAAAGACTAATTAAGGGGATAAAAAAGAAATGGCTGAGCAGAATCTCATTAAGAAAGCGGACCTGGCGAAGGTCCGTGAAACTGAATTTGTTGAGCTTTTCGGCGAATCTGTAAAGAAGCTGATGGAAGCTCTTGGCATTACGCGGAAGATTCCGAAGGAGGCGGGCAGCGCCCTGAAGGTGACCCGGGCAACCGGAACCCTTGAGGACGGCATTGTTGCCGAAGGCGAAACTATCCCGCTGTCTAAGTACCAGACCGTGCAGGAGCCCGTGGGTGAAATCACCCTTCACAAGTGGCGTAAGGCGACTTCTGCCGAAGCTATCATGGAAAAGGGATATGATCAGGCCGTGACCCTCACGACTGACCGGATGATGAAGGACGCGCAGAAGCGCATCCGTACTGACTTCTTCGGTTTCCTGAAGAAGGCGGGTGAGATCCCTTCTGGTGGATCTGCTGCCCCCGGAACTACCGTTGAGGGCGCAACCCTGCAGGCTGTGCTTGCGCAGGCATGGGGCCAGCTTCAGGTTCTCTTCGAAGATGACGAAATCGAAGCGTGCTATTTCCTGAATCCGCTCGATGTTGCGGATTACCTGGGGACCGCCCAGGTAAGCACGCAGACCGCTTTCGGAATGACCTATATCGAGAACTTCCTGGGTCTCGGTACCGTGCTGCTTAATTCCAGTGTGGAAAAGGGCGGCATCTACGCGACCGCAAAAGAAAACCTGATCCTGTACTACGTGGACGTAAACGACGCCGACCTTGGCGAAGCGTTCGAGTTCACGGCGGACGAGACCGGCTTTGTCGGTATCCACGAGACGCCCGATTACGTGAACCTGACCGCAAGCGATACCGTGATTTCTGGTATTGATGTACTTGCGGAAAGAATTGACGGCGTGGTCGTTGGAACCATCAAGGGAGCCTGATCATGAGGGGGATAGTCATAGAATCGTTTTACGACCTTCGGGACGGCGGTCACGAATACCGCGCTGGCGATACGTACCCGCGCCCGGGCTATTCCCCTACTGTTGACAGGTGGAATGAATTGACTGGGTATAGCAACCGGCGGGGCGTCCCGCTGGTTGCTCCGGATCCTGACCCGCTGCCGGAAATTCCGGCAGCATCGCCGAAGCGAACCGCAAAGCGGAGGGGAAGAAATGAAACTGTCAACGCTGAATAGCTTTTGCCGTGAAACGAAAAACTTTTTCGATCGTGGAATACCATACTGGGATGGAAAAATAGTAGTTACGGGAGGGGCGCTGTCTGGCTTTGATGGAAAGCTTCAGACGGGGCAGTACTTCCGTATCACTGGGTCCGTCTTTAACGACGGAATTTACCGCTATCCCGCCCGAGAACTTCATGACGAAGAATTCTCTGGAACTGTCCGGCCGATGGCAGTTCCGGCGGAAGTCCTGGAGCTTTGCGACAAAATCGAAGCCTGGCGCACGAAGTACGAAGACCCGGAGAGTATGGCTATGTCGCCGTATCAGTCCGAATCTTTCGCCGGGTACTCTTACACGAAGCCGGGCGGAAGCTCTGCTGCTGCTGCCGATGGCGCTATTAGCTGGCAGAAGGCTTTTGCCGCATCTGTGCGGAGGTGGAAGAAGTTATGAGCCTGTTGGACGATGCAATGGAAGAATGCGTCATGATGGACAAGCGCACAACGACACGAACGGACGGATACGGCGGTTTCATGGAAACGTGGGAAGACGGAGCAAGCTTCCGGGCGTCCGTGGCGTTTGATACGTCCATGCAGGCCCGCACGGCTAACCAGCAGGGGACAACCGACCTGTACACGGTTTACACGAACAAGGCGGTAAATCTTCAATACCACGACGTATTCCGGCGCCTGTCCGACGGTAAGATCTTTCGAGTTACGTCCGACGGGGACGACAAGAAGACGCCGGCGTCTGCTGCCCTGAATATTCGCGTTGTAACCGCCCAGGAGTGGGAACTTCCCAGTAACACGTAGGGGGCGATTATGGACAAATGGCAGGCGCAGGATGCTTTCTGGAATTCCTTTGGGATCCCTGCGTACGATGAACATTCTTTCCGTACGGTCGGCGAACTGAGCGAGAAGATGTGGATAACCTACAACGCCGAAATCGGGGTTGTGGATCAAGAGCTTACGCTCAACGCTTCGATCTGGCATAGATCGTCTTCCTGGGCTGCAATCAGCAAGAAGGCGAATGAAATTGCAGAAGCAATCAAGCACGGTCGGATGTACAAAGTAGACGGCGGGCTGTTCTGGATCAAATCACCGGAAGGATCGCCGCTGGCGCAGAGAATGGACTCTGACGGGGACGAAGAAACAAAAAGAATTTATCTTTCAGTCAACGCTGAAGCGCTGACGGAATAGGAGCATGATATGAAGTATACTGTAATCCCGCAGGACACGTTCGAAGATATGCAGGTCAATGCGGGCATTATGCTGAACCGGTTCGACCCGGCAAACCCCACTGTAGAAGACGCGGACATCATCACGGCGACTACTGGCGGAATTACCGTCACGTGTAAGCCCACCTACACTGACTACGGTGAGGACGTGGACAACTGCCCGAACAACACGAAGGAGTTAAAGCGCCTTGACGGCTGGGATTGCGGAATGGGAACAACCGCACTTTCCACCACGCCGGAAGCGATTAAGCTTTCTTTAGGCGCGGCGGATATCGACGGAACGAACAAGAGCAAGATCGTTCCTAGAGCCGACCTGAAGCAGACCGACTTCGCGGATATCTGGTGGGTTGGAGATAAGGCAAACGGCGGATTCATCGCAGCGCGCCTTATCAATGCGCTTTCAACTGGCGGATTCAGTCTGAAGACGACCAAAAACGGCAAGGGGCAGGTAACCCTTGAATTAACCGGGCACGTATCCATCAAGGAACAGGACGTTGTGCCGATGGAGTTTTACTCTATCGACCCTGACGAAGAGCCGACGCCCTAAGCAAAATAAAGAATCCCAGGAGGATGAAAAATGGCAATTAACGTAGTGAAAAGCAACGAGACGGAAGAAGCAATCACGGCGGAACACATCGAAGCCAGTAACGCCGATGTGATCGCAAAGTTCGCCGACACGGCGAAAAGCATTGAAGCGAGCAACGCCGACGAGCTCAGCAAGTTCGCTGACCTGCTGGAGCCGATCGCCGTTATCTTCGGCGACAAGGAACTGAAGGACGTGTACAAAAGCGGAAACCTTATTGCCGTCGTTCAGGCGATGCTGAAGCGGCACCCGAAGGAAGTTGTGCAGGCTCTTGCCATTCTGGACGGCGCAGACCCCGCTTTTTACAAGGTGAACTTGCTGACGGTCCCCGCGAAAATCATATCACTGTTTAATCAGCCCGGGGTGGAAGACCTTTTCAGATAGCCGGCTCAGATCTTACTAAGCGTCTCTTTTATGAGGCGCTTGGTTTGTATATGGGCCGGCGAACGTGGAAATTGTTTTATCCGTTCTATCTGGCGCACGTACAGCGATACACGGAGGACTATATATTCAAAGTATACATGGCGGAACTGACGCGTGCTTCGTTAAAAAGCGACACGCTCCCGCACTATGTAGACTTAATCAAAGGTGAATCAACGATGCCGGACGACCCACGAGACGCAGAGCAGATCAAGACCGATTTCAAGACGCGGTTAAACGCTCTTGCGGCGGAAGGTGGGTCAAATGGCGATAACCGTATTTGATTTAATGGCAAAAATCAGCCTGGACTCTGCGGAATACACAAAGGGGTTGGAAAACGCCAGAAGCTCCGCTGAATCGATTACCGGGCGAATAAGTAAAGCTGCGGCAATGGCGGCAAAAGCCGCCGGAGCCGCAATCGCTGCTGCCGGAGGGGCGACAGCAAAAATCACAAAAGATGCCGTTGACCAGTACGCGGATTATGAGCAGTTGGTCGGCGGAACGGAACTTCTTTTCGGTGATGCGTACGGATACGTGATGGAACAGTCTAAGCGCGCTTATTCAAACGTGCAAATGTCCCAGAACGAATACCTGCAGCAGATGAACGGCTTCGCAACCGGCTTGAAAGTATCGCTGGACGGAAACGAGCAGGCGGCGGCAGAGCTCGCTGATCGTATCCTGACGGCGGAGGCTGACGTCGTTTCCGCAACGGGCAATTCCCAGGAAGCCGTTCAGAATGCCTTCAACGGCATTATGAAAAGCAATTATACCATGCTGGACAATCTGCAGCTTGGTATTACACCGACGAAAGAAGGCTTTCAAAGCCTGATCGATACGGTTAACGAATGGAACGCGGCAAACGGGCGGTCCACTAATTACACAATCGACAACTTGGCGGACGCACAAAGCGCCCTGGTAGACTATATCGAAATGCAGGGGCTCTCCGGGTATGCGACCCAGGAAGCATCCGGCACAATTCAGGGCTCGGTGGCTTCGATGAAGTCATCGTGGCGTGACCTTCTCACCGCAATGGGGCGGGGAGACGGGATCGGAGAAGCGTCTAAAAACGTGATGAACAGCGCCGGAAACGTCGTTCAGAACGTCGTGCCCGTTGTTCAGAACGCTCTAAGCGGTATCGGGGAAGCGATAGAAACAATGCTTCCCGTTGCGTTCGAACGCATTCCGGAGATGGTGGGCGAGATAGCCCCCGGCGCAATCGAAGCCGTGGGCAGTCTGTTTTCCACGGTCGGGCGGGCTATCGTGGACTACGCCCCGCGACTGATGGAAACGGGCGGGGAGATAATTCACAGCCTTGTGAACGGAGCAACGGAAGCGATGCCCGGTTTCTTCGAGAGCGTCCTTCCCAGGATCATGGAGATTACCGGGCAAATTCGGGAACGCTCCGGGGAACTGGTTGACGCCGGGCTTGAACTTATCATGCAGCTCGCGAACGGCTTGATAGAAGGTTCGCCGGAGCTCATAACGTACGTCCCGACAATAATAAGCAATATCGCCGGCATACTGAATGACAATATGCCGAAGATACTTGAAATGGGCGGGGAGATCATTCACAACCTTGTGAACGGCGCAACGGAAGCAATGCCCGGCTTCTTCGAGAATGTCCTTCCCCGTATCATGGAGATTACCGGGCAAATCCGAGAACGCTCTGGTGAACTGGTTGACGCTGGGCTTGAGCTTATCCTGCAGCTTGCAAACGGCCTGATAGAAGGCTTGCCGGAACTAATAACGTACGTCCCGACGATAATCAGCAACATTGCCGGCATACTGAATGACAATATGCCGAAGATCCTTGAAACGGGCGTCACAATCATCATGACGCTTCTGCAGGCGATTGTGGATAACTGGCCCCTGATCGTGGCTGAATTCCCGAAGATTGTTCAAGCAATTTTCGATGTCATTCAGGCGGTTAACTGGTTACAGCTTGGCGGCGACGTCATAAGATGGATCGGGAACGGAATTCAGGCACTGAAAAATAATATCCCGACGTTCCTTCGGAACATTGCGCAAAACGGATTTAACATCGTGAGGGCGATAGACTGGGCAGGGCTGGGCAGAACGCTGATTCAGTTTCTCGTGCAAGGTGTTGTAAACCTTGCAACGCGCTTTCCGAATACGATGATGGATATTGCCCGCCGTGGGCTGAATCTCGTTCGAGGGATTGATTGGGCTGGACTCGGGCGGACGGTGATCGATTTCATTGTCAGGGGCATTACGAGCCTTGCCTTTAGTATCCCGAACGCACTAATTGACACGGCAAAAAAGGGCCTGAGCATGGTGACGTCTATCAACTGGGGTTCGCTCGGGTGGAACATTATTCAGGGAATTGCTGACGGTATCACGAACGGAGCCGGCGTCATCATAAATGCGGCGCAGAACGCGGCTAGCTGGGCTTTTCAGGCAGCCAAAAACTTCCTGGGTATAAATTCCCCTTCAAGGCTGTTCCGTGACCAGATTGGCGCAAATATCGCGCTTGGAATGGGGCTTGGTTTCGAAGACAAGATGCCAGAGGTTACAAACGACATGGTCGGCTCGCTTCGGGACTCATACAACCGCATTGAAGCGATGGACGCCCCGATGATCGTGCCGGAGACGGAAGTCGGAAGCCGTGGCCGTGGCGATGACGAGGAAGACGGCAACGGGAAGAATGTTATTAACGTCTTTCCGAGAGCCGATCAGGACGAAAAAACAATCGCAAATGAAGTTGACCGCCGTTTAGCGGATCGTGAACGAAGAAGGAGAAGGGTATGGTAGGCGGTATAGACTACGTGAAGATTGCAGGCGTTGACAGCCGCGAATTCGGGATGTACGCCTTTCAGAAGCCGTATGCGGACGGCGCGCGGCGCGTGCTGGAAGAGACCGTTATACCAGGGCGAAACGGAACGCTGAAGCGAGACACGGGACGATGGGCAAATATACGCTTGACTTACGACTTTGTTATACCGGAACGTGGGGCCGAAATGCTCGCACGCTTCCGGGCGTTCCTGTTCTCGCTGAAGGAATACTTCCGCGTTGAAGATAGCTTTAATCCTGAGGAATTCTACCTTTGCGCCTGGGAAGAAGAATTTCTTCCGGACGTCACGAAGGATGGATCGATGGCGAAAGTCAAGATTCGTTTTGATAGAAAACCGCAGCGCTGGCTTAAATCCGGCGAAGAAAAGCACGAATTTGCTTCTGGCGTTTCCGAAATCGACAATCCGACGGCTTTTCCTGCTGCCCCTCTAATCCGCGTATACGGAACGGGCGGGGCAACAATCGGGACTTATCCGTTTGTTTGCTCGGAAGACTTCAAAGGCGAATACATCGACATTGATTGTGACCGGCTGACCATCTCGGAAGGGTCGTTTAATCGTGGAAGCTATATCAGCCTGTCTGATCATGTATATCCGATAATCCGCGCGGGCGGGTGCGCCGTGCGTAGTAGTTTCACGAAAATGGAAATCACGCCGAGGTATTATACACTATGATTCCTATTTTATTTGATAGAGACGAACAGCTCTTTACGAGCGAGGGGATTGCACGTCTGACTGACTGCACTTACTGTGAAGTAGAGGAGATTCTCAACGGTCTTTACGAATGCGAATTCGGATATCCCGTGAACGGTCCCGCCTTTTCGGAAATCACGGAGGGGCGCGTCGTTCTGGTACGGCATGACGACAAGGGAGACCTTCAGCCCTTTGATATCTACGCCAGAAGCGCGCCCGATCTGAAGGGCATTGTAACGTTTTACGGGCGGCACGTGAGCTATCGCCTGTTCGATTACATCGCCGGGCCGTATACTGCCGGTAATTGCGTTGAAGCGCTCGACAAGATCCGGAGCAACACGACGCCGGAAACACCGTTCACGTTCTGGACGTCCAAAACGGTTACGGCGCCTTTTGCCGTTACTCGCCCGACGCCTGTAAAATCTTTGCTTGGCGGTGTGCGTGGCTCCATCCTGGATGTGTACGGGCGCGGGGAGTTCGAATGGGACAAGTTCAACGTCCGCTTTTCTACGCATCGGGGCGCAGACCGAGGGGCGGAAATCCGTTACGGCAAAAATCTGTCTGGACTTCGGCACGAGCTAGACTATTCGGGCGTATATAACGCTCTCGCGCCTTACTGGACGGATGACGAAGGGCACATCGTCATGTTGCCTGAGATCATCACAAGCAACGAAGAGGGCGTTGATTTCCTGGGCGGCATCCGCCCCGCCGTGATGGACTTTTCCGGGGATTTTGACGAGCAGCCGACCGCGAATCAGTTGCGGGCCCGTGCGGAGGCGTATCTCGCGGCAACTGAGCCTTG